TTCAACTATAGAGGATTCCGCAGATACCACAGTAGATTGCTGGACTTCAACAGAACGAAGAATCGCAAGCAGATATAAAGAATTACGGAATCATGATATAAATAAAGCTGAGACATATCTTATTGATCAGATTCGCTCTGGCTTTGTCTCAGGAAAGTTTAACCCATTAGAAGTTAAAGTCTAACTCACTTAAATAGGAGAAAAAAATTATGACAACTTACAGAAAGTTTAGAGATATCGATTATGGTAAGCCGATTATCGCCCCTACGCATGGCGATACGGTTGCCCCTCAGAACGATCTTGCTGCGGCCGCTTGGCTTCCTGTTAGCAAGACCGCTACAAATGCTCTCAATGGTTTCCATGTCTATGACTATCAGCGCCACGTATTCACCGATAAGGTTGTGATTATGCCCGGTAAGCTTGTAGCTCTTACTCGTGAGGCTCTTACAAATGGTGCTGGTCTTTCTGAAATTGGCAAGGGTACAGCTGGTCGTCTTCTTCCTGCTGGCGTTCGTCTTGCTTGGAAGGCCGCTGCTGCTACTTATGCTGCCGGTGGCCCTGGCTCTGATACGAATGTTATTCAGTATACAAAGGTTGACGTAGCTGAGCGCGTTGAGTGCATACTCACTGGTCTTCCTTGCACAAAGGCTGATATTGGCCTTCATGCTTATAGCGATGTTCTTGGCGCTCTTCAGGGTCGTGGTCTTCTTCTTGCTGGCGAAACCCTTGATGCTTTCATTTCACGTCCTATTGGTGTAGCTGCTAACGTGGTTTACGCTTGGGCTGGTGGTGATGGTACGCAGCCCAACAAGCTTCGTTTCCACAACTATCGTCGTGAGAACAAGTCAACTTTCTGGACTGGCCAGGACCACACTCTTCGTCTTCCTGTTATGCCTAACAAGTTCTATGGTGGCACTCTTTATGATGATAATGAAGATCCCATGATAGAGAAGCTTGAAATTGCTTCTAGAAACGTGGCATTCGCTACTCTTGGCGATCTTACGGATGGCGCTTTAACTGTAGCTACACCAGCTCAGCTTAAGTCTGTCCTCTCTGGGAAATATGCGGAACTTGCTACTACTGCTCCTTGCAGAGCTTTCGTTATGGGTGTTGCTCGCATTGAAAGCAATCTTTATAACCCAATTGAAATCTGGGACGTTGATGCTAGCCCGGAGGTTGACAAGACCTCAATCTGGCTAAAGACTGAGAAGTCCACTCCTGCCATGATTAAGAAGGTTGGCGATTACTATGTAGACCGTGATCTTGGTATTGTTTTCCTCCATGAGGCTTCTACTACTGGCACCGATGGCACGGATTCGTACACCATTGTTGCAAACACTGACTATGCCTTCCGTCTTGTTGCTGCTAATGCTGCAGGCGCTTTCAACATTGGTCCGTTTGCTGCCGTTGTTGGTGCTGTTAAGCCTGGTGACTACCTTACGTATGATCTTGCTTCAAACTTCATTCCTTACGTGGCTCGTCCCGACGAGACCAAGGTTGTTGCAACTGATGGCGCAAACGCTGCCGATGCTAATGACGATGCAACGGTAGATGCAACTGCTTATGTTGATCCTACTACATACCACCGCCCAGAGGACATTGTTGGTAAGTGCTATACACTTGATCGTTCACCTAAGGCTGACCTAGCCGCTGTTAAGACTTTCCATGATTATGATGGCGTTTCTCTTGCTGATCGTACTCCTGGTTCTGCCAACGACGGTCACCCAGCGGAAATCCACCAGTCATTTGGTGGTCAGTTTGCTGCCATCGTTCGCGTACTACTATAATTAATCTCAATTAAGGAGAAACAAAAATGTCAAGAGTACTAAAGTTTAAGAATCTAGAAATTGCTGATCAGAGTGAGCTTACATCACTTATCAGAAACAATGGCTGGCTTCCCGGTTCAGAGCGCACCAGCGATTCACGTCTTTCAATCGAAGATGCGATCACGTCTGCTGAGCTTGGTCCTTGGGTTAAGCACTCCATCGTTGAGATTATGATGGAGCCCATGGAGCCTATGCTCACGCTAACTCCACTCCTTGATACGATCCCAGCACCCGATGGCATCACCGAGTTCCGCCTTCCCGCCCTTTCAGCTTTCACTGTCCATAAGGTCACTGAGCTTGAAGGTTATCGTGAAGAGCGTGTCACTACCGGTGGTGGCATGGCTACTGCTGCGATTGATAAGTGGGGCGTCATGATCTCCCTCACGCAGGAAGCCATTAAGGCTTCTAACTGGAACCTTCTTGGTTACCTTGCCCGTGAAGCTGGTCGCGCCTTCGCTCGTCGCAAGGAGACCGAGATTGCCAAGCACATTACGAACATCAGCGTTCCTGCTTTTGACAATCTTAATCCTTCTCAGTCAACACTTGGCGTTACCACAGGTCGTGACATCACGCTAGCCAGCAATGGTACGCTTACGATGGATGATCTTTTCAACGCGTATCACCTTCTCATCCAGAGAGGTTTCACGCCTGACACGCTTATCTGCCATCCTCTTACGTACCTTATGTTTGTACGCGATCCCGTTCTTCGTGCCTTCACGTTTGCTAACGGCTCGGGTCCTCTCTTCGGTGGTTACTCAGGTTCAGCTGTAAACGTTAGCGGCGTTCCCGATGCTGTTAAGGGTGTTCTCTCCAAGGGTTACTCACGTGGCCAACTTGGCAAGGGCGCAGACGGTTCTGCTGCTTCGCTCAAGGACTTCAACGTCAATGCGCTTAGCTCAGCTCCTAACCTTCCTCTTGGTCTTCCATTCCCTCTCCGTATCGTGACCTCACGCTTCATGCCTTACGATCCCGCTACCAAGCTTACTGATATCGTTCTTTGCGATAGCAAGTCACTTGGCGCTCTAATCGTTGGCTCAGGCATTGTTGCTGACGAGTGGGAAGACAAGTACTTCGAGACGTTCAAGATGAAGTGGTCAGAGAAGTTCGGTATCTTCATGTACAATGAAGGTCAAGGCGTCATTGCTCTTAAGAACGTTCTTTGCGATCAGAACTGGTACGCTCCTGAGACTGCCCGTCCTATTTACGATCCTACTGGTGAAGGCTTTGCTGCGATTGATCCAACTGAGGTTCCTGGTAACCTCAACTAATTAAAGCTTAGTTGAAATTTAAGCCCTCCGGTCGCAAGGCCGGGGGGCTTTGTTTTTGTTATAATGTCCATAGTTAATTTTTATTAGGAGATTTTATGAGCATAGAGAATAGAGTAGTACGGGCACTTAATAGGATTACATCTCAGAAAGAGATGGATGATCTATTTAGACGCCTTGCTTTCGAAGAATATCAGGCTACAATGGAAGACTCTGAGATTGAGACTGAGAACTTAGAGACACAAGAGATAACTCTTGTTACTGGATGTGAAGTTGAATGTACTCTTGAAACTATTGTATTTAAGGAATAATTATGGCCGCTCCAACTATAACAGCTGTTACTCCGAATGACGGCTATAATGCATTTCCAATCGGAGAAAAAATTGAGATTCTTCTTGATCAAGAGGTCTCTGAGTTTTTAGCTGAGAATAGTATTAGTGTAGTTGGGCCAGATACTTTAACTTTAACAGGCCATGCTTTTGAGGAAAAGCTTTTTAGGTTTTCTCAGGAAAGCAATTATGCCAAGGCATTGGATACTTTTAGTTTAAAAGGCGAAGTTCCTGTTAGTGTTGAGGTTATTAAATGTGACGACTTAGGTGTTCCCTTAGTTAACCAGACAAGCTATACGTATGATGCAACTGCTAAGTCAAAGATAGTAATAAGGCCAAAAAGTTTCCTACAAGAAAAAACTCAATATAGAGTTATAATTTCTGGATCTTCTTCCCCAGGTGAAGGGTGGAGTTATTTAGGGTCAAGAAGTGTCTATGACGCAGAAAAAGATCCTATAAGTTCTGGGGATGGGATTTTAAAAGCGAGCGGCTATACAAATCTTGAAGATGTTATTGTTATTACGGTCGTTAAGGCTGGCAGTTCTACTACCTGTAAACTTCAGTGGTACTTTGAAAGTTTGCCTGGTACAACATTTGATTTTTTCCCTTTAGCAGGAAGAAATAAACTTGCGAAAGACAAAGATATCTATGTTGAACTATTAGGTGGAAACTCAACAAGTTTTGCACTTGGTGATTTCTGGACTATTAATCTTAGGCCAGTCGAATATCTTGAAGAGGCTTATAGGCTAGATTTTGAGACTGCAGCTGAGCAGATAAAAGAGTTACCTGCAACTGTCTCTCAAAGCCCAATTGGACTGTCTGCCCCTTCAGAAGAAGAAATTGCTACTGCAAATACAGAATTTCAATTAATTAAGATTGAGCCAGAGTATGGAGCTAGTAATATCTCCCTTAATACAAGCCAAATTATATTAACCTTTAATAAGAATCTTGATCCGACTTCAATTACCCCTGATAGTGTTCGCTTATTTCGGAACATTATAGATGCAAATGCTGATACTATAGAAGTAGGCTATTCATGGATAGTCAGTGGCAAAAAACTTATTATTAATATAACAAGGGAAT